AGATCGACCTTACCGGAGTGCCTAACGATCTTGTCGCGGCGGCTCTCGATGAAGATTATCAAGGGCGCACGGCGGCGGTGCGCTTCGGCACGCTGAACGCGGACACGGGCGCGGTGATCGACTCAATCACAGTCTTTAGCGGTCGCATGGACACGATGGTGATTTCCAATGACGGGAAACAGGCGACCATCGGAATCGCAGTCGAAAGCAAGCTCGTCGATTTCCAGCGCACGCGCGAAAGCCGCTACACGCACGAGGAGCAACTGCGCAGATACCCAGCCGACACGGGGCTCGAATACGTCGCGGGCTTGCAGGACAAGGTGATTTACTGGGGCAACGCTAACGCGACCGCGTTCCGCACAGGCGGACAAGGATCAGACAACCCTTTAACTGACGAACCATAATGTTAGAGGCATTCGCATATTGGCTGGTAACGGTCGTGTTCAACATAGCTGGTGGTTCCGCGCTTGGAACTGCGCTTATTTTCGCGATTCCTATCGTCATCACAGTTGGACTGAGCATGGGGGCATCGCGCCTCCTCGCGCCAAAGATGCCGTCAATGGGCGATCTCAACGACCGTGGAATAATGACGCGCAGCCCAACCTCGGCGCGACAAATAATTTACGGGCAAGCGAAGGTGTCGGGCACCGTCGTCTTCCTCGCGACGAGTGGAGCCAAGAACGAGTATCTGCATCTGGTCGTGACTCTGGCCGGTCACGAAGTGCAGGAAATCGGCGACGTGTATTTCAACGAGGACCTCGTGATGAGCGGAGGCGCGCTGACCGGCTACGCGACAGGCAAATACGCAGCTTCAGGAAGCTACACCGGCTCGATGATTCACAAGTATCTCGGCACGACGACGCAAACCTACGACACCGTATTGTCTGACGACATGGGTGGAGTGGCAGGCGTCGGCGGGAGCTGGGATTCTGACCATCGGCTGCAAGGCATCGCTTACATCTACTGCAAGCTCACGTTCTCCAACGAGATTTTCGTCGGCGGCATCCCGAACATTTCGTGCGTCGTGAAGGGCAAGAAGGTTTACAACCCCAGCACGCTCGCGACCGCTTACAGCGCGAACCCCGCGCTTTGCTTGCGTGACTACCTCACCGACGCCGACCTCGGGATGGGCATGGACGCGAGCGAGATTGATGACGCCTCGGTTATCGCGGCGGCGGCTGTCTGCGACGGGCAAGTCGAGGTCAAGCCGGTGACCAGCCCAGCGACATACGAGAACCGCTACGAGTGCAACGGGCAGGCTGTGACGTCCTCGACGCCAGACTCGATCATCGGGCAAATCCTCTCCTCGATGGGCGGCACGATTGCTTACAGCGGCGGGCAGGTCGTGGTCTATGCGGCGGCGTATCGCTCGCCGACAGTCACGCTCGACGAGAGCAACATGGCGGGCGGCTTCACGGTCTCGACTCGCCTGAGCGCGCGCGACCGCGTGAACGCAGTCAAGGGCACGTTCATCTCATCGGAGAATCAGTGGGCTGCGGCGGACTTCCCGCAGATCACAAGCGCGACCTACTTGGCTGCGGACGACGGCGTTTATCACTGGCGCGACGTCATCCTGCCGTTCACGACGAGCAGCAGCGCAGCGCAGCGCATCGCGCGAATCAACCTGCGGCAGGCGCGCGAGGAAATTATCTTCACCGCGAAGTTCAATCTCACGGCGATGCAGTTGCGCGCGGGCGACACGGTCAATCTCACGAACGCAAACCTCGGATTCTCGTCAAAGGTGTTCGAGGTCATCGCGTGGTCGCTATCGAGCGACGGCACGCCGCCGACTCCGGTAATTGAACTGCAACTGCGCGAGACGGCTTCGACTGTTTATGACTGGGACGTGACGGACGAGGTCGCGGTCGAGAGCGCACCGAACACCACGCTGCCGAATCCGTTTTCAATCGACCCGCCGACCAATCTTACGCTGACCGCAGACGGCACGACGCAGTTCATCCAAGCAGACGGCTCAGTGATGCCGCGCATCAAAGTGGCATGGAGCGCACCGACCGAGCAGTTCGTGACGAGCGGGGGCAAGACCGTAATCGAATACAAGGAGGGCACGGCAACGACATATCTGACATGGTCAACGGTGGACGGCGACCAGACGCTCGACTTCATTTCCAGCGACGTGCGAATCGGCACGAGCTACAACGTGCGGCTCTACGCGCAGAGCTTCTTCAACACGTCCTCGACCTACACGGCGGTTGCCTCGATCACGCCGGCCAAGGACACGACCGCGCCCGTAACGCCCACCGGCCTAATCGCCGTAGTCGGCACGGGCCGCGCCGTCTCGCTCGATTGGAACGACAACACCGAGCCCGACTTTTCGGAATACGGCATTTATCGCAGAACCACGCCGGTGACCCCTCAGAACTCGGTGACAGGCAAAATCGCCGAAGTCCGCGCGTCGCGCTTCGTGGACACCGACGTAGACATCGGGACGACGTATTACTACTGGCTGAACGCTTACGACACCGTCGAGAACGTTTCTAACTTCACGAACTACGTCCAAGCCACACCATCGGTCATCACCGCTGGGCCCATCGACCCGACGCCGCCAGACCAGCCCGCAGCGCCAACGCTCATCAGCACGACGGTCTATCTGTCGAGCGACGGCGGTTCATTCGCGCGCGTCTCGCTGACCGCTCCACCGCTGCCAGCTAGGGCGGTTGCTCTCGATGTGCTTTACCGGCGCACGGGCGCGAGTGATTACATCGTCGGAAATCAAATTGCGTCGTCGGTGTCCTACGCGGTGTCGATTGACGATCTGACCGTTGGCGAATCCTACCAGTTCGCAGCGCGCGGGATTTCGTTCTCGGGGGCGATCTCGCAGCTTTCAACCGCGCTGAGTCAGAGCGCGCCGAGCAACACGACTGCGTCGGCGAACCCTACGTCATTTTCTGGATACAGCCCAACAACGAAGCCAATAGCTCCAAGCACAAATGGCGGAACGCCTCCGCTGTTTTATCACGGAATGACATTGGAATGGACGGCATCAACCAGCAAAGACGTTTCATTCATAGAAATCGGATATGACTTTATCAGTTCTAGCACCACAGTAGCTCCCAGCACTTGGCGCTACAAAATACCCGTCGGCGAAACATCGGCCATCATTTACGGCGTTGGACTCACGGGATACATCTGGGTTAGAACAACCAACCGATCAGGGGTTTTATCGACACCAGTTTACACGGGAATCAACTTTTTTACCTATGGAGAAGTGCCGGTAGTTCTCGGCACGATCGCTCCTCAATCATCAGCAGACGTAACCACCACCGGAATCAAAACCGGAGGCGGCTCATCCACACGGCAGGTCAACGTCGTCTATGAAATCAACGACGTGTTCGCGATTACGGGCGGGGCTACGACTTACGACCTGAGCATCTCACTCACAAATCGCGGATTCAGCACGAAGCCCGATGACGGTCTGGTCGCGGTCGAGGACGTGTTGTATCAGGGTTACTATGACTCGCAGGCCGCAGGCTCAACATCGACAACAGCGGTCATCAAAATCTACCGCAACGACGGCGGCACGCTCGCATCGGGCAACCTTCGACTCTCGGCGCGGTTCACTGACTACACCTAACATGGCCTTTCAAAAAACATTCACGCTCCGCTCTGGCGCACAAGGCAACTACACGCGACTCATCACCTATCGCGTGGACCGAATGACGCGCGAGGCCGTGGGGCTGTTCTCGCTGTTCGTGGATTCGGCGGCGGCGCACTCAGCCAAGGACCCGCTCACGCCGTGGATTGCAAAGCTCCGCGTCACGGGCGACGCGTTCGACAGATACTTTTCCAGCGCCGCGCTCGATGCCGACACAATGGCGAATTTCTACCGCGCAGCGAAGGCCGAGCCGATGGTTTCGGATTTCGGCGACAGTCTGTTTTCGGACGCGCTCGACGTATGAGCGCAGCGGATACAAGTATTGCCCGCGCAATTACACCCTTGCCACCGCGCCCGCACTCCGCTCCGCTCGCCTCATCATGAGGCTGGGAGGGCTGAGGCTACCAGCAAGCCCGCGAGCGGATTCACCGTTTCGCGGGCTTTCTTTTGCCTAGATTACGAATCCATCGCCAACATTTGATTCGTTTTAAGTGACGCAACTGCAACGGCTTAGAGAAGCAGCAGGACAAAATACGCATTTGAGCTTGCCGCAGGCGGGGCGATCGGATTGAGTGTGCACGTCGGAGGGAATTAACCCCGAGACAAAAACAATCTAAAAATGAACGCTCCTACCACCTACACAGCCGCCAACGACCGCGAGGCGCTGATCCGCGCAGCCGGTAACGTAGCCGCTATGATCGCGCGGATGGCCAACGATACCGGAGACTATGCCAACGCAGTTCGGCGCGACAATTACCGAAGCGCCGCTCTGCTTGCGTCTCAAATCTCGACGCTCGACGCACAGGAATAATTCACCCGCCACCGCAAACCACCCCGCTACCTCTTCGGAGGCGCGGGGTTTTCCGGTGCCAGACCGGAGGGAAATAACCCCGAGGCTCGCAACACAACATGACAATCCAATCCGCTCTCACAAACGCGCTGGTCCTCGCGCTCACCGCGCCCGACCAAGAGCGCGCCGACCGCGCCATCGCTCTCGCCGAGTCTATCGGCGCGGGCTGCACGCCACGCCAAATCGCCACCGCGAAACGCAACGCAGCGAAACTTGCACGCGCATGAAACGCTCTTTTCTTGTCAATTTCAAAACAGAGACCGACCACTTAGCTTTTCTCTCTTGGATTACCGCTTGGGAGTCAGACAACAAAGTGCACTCGAAGATTCGCTTTGTCCGCGCTGACGGACTTTTCTCACGTTGGACGCTGCACTGCTCGGACCGGAATTTAGTCGAGCTATTGAATTCAGTGAGCACATTTAACGCGAGCGCGTTCGGATTAACTTAACCATGAAACACCTCGCCCTCCTCCTCGCGCTCGCGGTCACGGCGCACGCCGCGCCACCACCCAGCTTTTTCCGCGCTCTGCACGTCGTCGAGACGAGCGGGCGCACCGGCGCAATCATCGGCGACCAAGGCCGCGCGCTCGGACCTTTGCAAATCCACCGAGGCTATCACACCGACGCACGCGTGGGTGGCGACTACTCGCGCTGCGCCGATCTCGACTACTCGAAGCGCGTGGTGAGCGCCTACCTTCAACGCTACGCGCCGCAGGCGTGGGCGGCGGGGGACGTGGTCACGCTGGCGCGCGTGCACAACGGCGGTCCGCGCGGGGCGAGCAAGCCCGCGACGGTGGCATACGGCGACAAGGTCGCGAGGCTCACCAAATGAAAACCCTCAACGACATCAAACGTGCGGTCGCCAAAGCAGGCGCAACCGTCGAGGAGGATTGCGGCTATCGCGACATGAGAGTCATCCAGCTCGTGGCTCCCGTTGGTAAACTCTGGGCGGGCACGGACTGCCAATGCGAGCCCGTGCAGTGGGCGTGCGGATCAGCGCCTCACGCGGTGCAACACAACGAGCAGGCGTTCGCGGACATCCTCGACACGCTGTCTCACGGACTGCGCGAGATGACGCTAGAGGAAGCGGCGGACTACGTCGAGGATTGCGCCACCAAATAAATTTCGGAGCCACCCGAACACCAAGGCCAACGAGCCCGACCGTGGGCGTGCGAAAATACGCGGTCACAACTCAGCGACAAAAACACAAAACAACACGACAATGAACCAAGACAATTACGACACGGAAAACGAAATGCTCTGGGCCGCGAAAGACCTGCGGACCATGACGAGCTGCAAAGCGGAAATCGCGATTTCGCGACGAGTGACAATCAAACCGAACGCGATCAAAGAAAGCTGGGATTACCAGATAACATTCGGCGACATATTGAACCGCGGTGCGTGGCGCTGGGAGTGCGCGCAGGCCGATACGCTGGAAGGAGCGATGGACATCACCCGCGCGCAGATCACCGCACAGGGCGACGAGAAGGCGCGCGAGCTCCTGCAATTGCAAGACGCTGCCGCGAAGCTCGGGCTGAAGCTCGTGGAGGCCGCGCCATGAGCCGACCCGCATCACCGCTGGTGCCGCTCGTAATTCGCCGCGTGCTCGAAGGATTCTCGCCGAAGGAAATTGCGCATGAGTTGCAACTGACCGCAGGCGCGGTCTCTAAGATCATTGGCAACACGCCTGACATTCGGAAGCAATACGTCACGCACGCCGAATTTCGCCAGCTCCTGAGCCAACGGAAAGGAAGCGCATGAACCTCGAACTTATCCACGCGGAACTCGTGCGCATCCGCGAAGCTCTCGAAGCGCGCCCGTTCGCATCCGGAGCACCGGCTGCAAAGCCTGCCTCTCCTCGCTCCGACGAGGTGCCGATGCCCACCGAAATCATTGCCGACGCAGGCAACGTCCAAGTGCACTTCGGCAAGAACAAGGGCGTGGCGCTCTCGTCGCTGGGCGACCGCTCAGTGGCATGGTATGCGCAGGAGCCAGAGCCAAGGCTCGGCAACAACGGCAAACCGTTCCCGCCTCGCGCCGAGGACGTGCTTCTGCGCAACGCGGCGCGGACGATCATCCACCAAAAGCGCGGGACTCTACCGAGTGCCGCAGTTCCTACCGCTCCCTCGGTCAACGAGGAACACGTCCCATTCTGAAAGCAAAAAGCCCGTCGCGGAAACACAACCGCGACGGGCTAGCAAAACAACACAACAACAGTCAGCGATTCGTAAAAAATGAACACAGCAGAAAACACACAGACAGTCACATCAACCGCCGTGGTCGAGACGCCGAAGAGCATCACGACCCCAGCCCCAAAGCCTCTCATAAACTACGGCTCGCAGGGCGTGAAGCTAGCGAGCCTCGAGGACGCGTTCCGGTTTGCAAACGCGATCGTCGCGTCAGGCTTTGCGCCGCGCGGCATGGAGAAACCGGAGGCGGTCCTCGTCGCAATCCAGCTCGGCGCGGAGCTGGGCATCACTCCGATGGCCGCTCTGCAAAACATCGCGGTGATCAACGGTCGCCCCGCGATCTACGGCGACGCCGCGCTCGCCTTGGTGCGCGCCAGCGGTCTCCTCGAAAGCTTCAACGAGGAGGAGGTGGGCGAGGCCGGCAAGGATTCGTTTGGTATCAAGGTAACCGCTACACGCCGCGATGGCTCGAAGGGCTCCGAGACATTCACGGTGGCCGACGCGAAGGCCGCGAAGCTCTGGGGCAAGTCGGGACCGTGGACCGACTACCCGCGCAGGATGCTGAAATTCCGCGCGCGTGGCTTCGTGCTTCGCGACGTATTCGGCGACGTGCTCAAAGGACTCCGAACCGCCGAGGAGGTCCGCGACTATCCCGAGGAGCGCAACGTCACGCCGCTCTCGGAAAAGGTCAGCAGCGGATTGACTGCCGCGCTGACGCAAGGAGGCGCCGCATGAACGCCGGGGAAATCAAGAACGCTGCGGTGATCACTAACGCGACGGAGCAATTTCGCTCGCTGCTCGAAACGCACTTCGTCGCAATCGATCGCGCTGCCGAGGAGAGCTTCATCGAGGACGAATCGCAGTCGGAGCCGAAGGCCAAGGCGACGTTCTCGGTCGAGTGGGACGCGCTCTCACTCGCGACGAAGGTCGTCGTGAAGATCGGCTGGAGCGTGCGATACAAGTACGAGACCGAGGCCATGGTGGACCCGTTGCAATCGAAGCTCGGGCTTGTGGAGGATGCGAAATGAAGACTCCAAGCAACGACGGAGGGGCGGCGTTTCCAGTCATGTATGTCAGCGAGGGCATGACGCTGCGCGATTACTTTGCGGGGCAGGCGCTGGCAGGTGCACTAGCTGACCCTAATTTTAATATGCCTCCAGCACAGTTGGCTGAACTAGCTTACATGGAAGCCGACGCCATGCTCGCCGCGCGCGAGCGCAAGGAGGACGCGAAATGAACACGAAACAAATTCGATTTGTCGCAAAAACCACGAAGCGAAAAAGCAGAACAAGGAAGGGGCGACTGGAGGCATTTGAAGCTGGGGCGCAGATCACACAGTCTCACATGGCCGAGAGGCTCAGGAAGCAGGGGCTATGGGACCCATACGCAGCAGTCGGCTCGTCGCTCACGGTCTACAAAAAAGGAGAGGAACCCAAATGAACATCGAAACCAACGAGCAGTATCACGCGAACGAAGCGATCTCGCACAGCAAGCTGGAGCTGTTCCGCCGCCGCCCCATCTCCTATTATCGCCGGTTCGTCGCGAAGACCGTGGCGCGACCGGATACCACTGAAGCGTTTCGCCTCGGCTCTGCCGCTCACTGCGCGGTGCTCGAGCCGGACACGTTCTGGGCGCGCTACGCGCTGCGCCCCGAGGGCATCGATCGACGCACGAAAGTCGGCAAAGAGGAGTTCGCGCGTTTTGAGTCCGAGAACATCGGCAAGACCGTGATCGACCAAGGCGAGGCCGGTAGCGTGCGCGAGATGACCGCGGCGGTGAATAGTCACCCCCTCGCATCGCAACTCCTCTCTCAAGGTCAGCCTGAGTTGAGCTGGCGCGTCTCGCCGGCGGGGGGTATGGCGCTGCAATGCCGCACCGATTGGTTCAACGTGGCGGGCTGCGAGTTGAGCAGCGGCAGACCCTACGTCGCGGACCTGAAGACGGTGGAGTCGCTGGACTCGGACTCGTTCCGAAACTTTGAGCGCGCGTGCTTCTCGTTCGGGTATCACCGGCAGGCGGGCTTCTACCTCCCGCTGATCACCGAGATCCTCGGCGGGCCGGTCTTCGATTTCTTTTTCATCGCCGTGGAAAAGATCGAGCCGTTTGGCGTCGCGGTGTATCGCCTCAGTGACGCGGCAATCGCTCGCGGGCAGGACGAGACGGTCAGCGATCTGATTCGCCTGAAATCGTGCCAGGACAGCGGGCAATGGCCTAACCCGCCGAATGACCTCCGCGAGATTGGCCTGCCCAAATGGTATGGGGGGACCGAATGAAAACCACGACCGACTTGGCTTTCTTCGTAATCTTCTTGGCCGTGCTCATCGTGGCCTATCCGTTTATCTTCACACGAAAGGACGACGACGATGATCTCTGACGCACTCACAGTCGCCGCGATCTTTGCGAGCGGCGGGCTACTTGGCTACATCATCGGAGCGGCGCGAGGCCGCAAGCGCGGGCGGGACGAGCAATGGGTGGAGTGCTTTCTCGCCGGCGAAAGGCGCGAGAAGGCACGACGGGAAACAGACGGACGATTCAAAAGCAAAACCAAATGAACAAACGAAAATCGGACGAGGCGAAGCGTATCCAGTGCGACACCATGCTCGCGCAGTTTATGCCCGTTAAAACGATCGCAATGGCCCTTAGAATGAGCCGTGGCACCGTGAGTGAACGGGCGAAGCGCGCGGGGATGCATCGACACTACATCACAGACGAGGAGATAACGCATCTGCACAGTCGCAGGTCGGGGCTCATCGCTCGGGAATGGATGAACGCAAAGTAGATTATCAAAATCCGGCTTTACTTCGACTGTGCATAAATTATCTCTTGGTCGTGCCTCACATCAAAAAACGAACCGACCAAGAGATACTCGAATCATACGCTAGAACGCAGAGCGTGTGGAAGTCAGCTGTGGAGCTGGGAATGTGCGGACAATCGATTCACGAGCGTTTGAAGAAATTAGGCGCATCGAATCCGCTCAAGACAGTAACCGAGGAGCAGATTCAGACAATCAAGGACGCTTATGCGGCGCCTTTTTTACGCGGGGAATCTCCGCTTACCGCCCTAGAGTTTAAACTAGGGATGCATCGAAGCAACATTTGCCGACTGGCTAGGAAACTTGGGTTAACGAGCATGAATCGCTCACACGGCAAATTGAAAATTAAGGCCATGAAAAAACGATTTTTGCTTTGGCACCAAACACACGAACACCCACGCGGGATGCTTGGAAAAAATCACACAAAAGAATCCTGTGACCAAATGAGCGTCGCTCGTATCGGAACAAAATTCAACGCAGCAAGAACGCTAAAAATTATGAAGACAAGATTTGCGAGATATGGAACGACATCACCTAACATAAAACGCGGGTCGTGGAAATCCGCTTGGCGAGAAATTGGAGGACGCAGGATTTTCGCCAGAAGCCGATGGGAGGCTAACTACGCGCGCTATCTCGAATGGCTGAAGGTCAATGGTCAGATCAAGGAGTGGGAGCACGAGCCAGAGACGTTCTGGTTTGTCGGAATTAGGCGCGGCTGTTGCTCATATCTGCCTGATTTCAAAGTCACTGAAAACAACGGCACGGTCGGATTTCACGAAGTCAAAGGCTGGTTCGACGCGCGAAGCAAAACCAAGATCAAGCGCATGGCCAAGTATCACCCGACAGTTTCTCTGCGAATCATTGCAGCTCCTTGGTTCAAGGAAAACAGCAGGAAGCTGAGTGGCATTATTCCTAACTGGGAGAATATGGCATGAGCCTGCGCGTCGAGAAGCTCTGGGCGTCGGGGAATGAATCGGGATGCGCGGTGCTGATTTCAGCCGAGGGGACGTCATGAAACCATCTGAAAACAAATTTCATGTCGGAAATGGATTTGATGGCAAGCACTACTGGCTCACGCCGCCCGATCTCTACGCGCAACTCGACGCCGAATTTTGCTTTGACTTCGACCCGTGCCCATACCCAAAGGCAGAAGGCTTCGACGGTCTTACGTGCGAATGGGGTCGGCGAAATTACGTCAATCCGCCCTTCGGATCGATCATGCACGAAGGTAAAAAGAAAGGCCCGACGGCATGGATGCGAAAAGCCATTGCGGAGCAGCGCAAGGGAAAGCTTTCTGTCGTGGTCTATCCGGTGGACAAGTGGGTGCTGATGATGCTCGCGGCGACGGGCTCGCAGAACGTTCGCAATCTCGGTGACGTGCGTTGGTGCGCGACCGAGGACGGATCACAGGGTAAAGGCACAGGGCGACACATCGCCTGCTTCCTCCTTTTGCCTCACGGCAAGCATTAGATTTGAGTTTACAGCGGGGGCGGAAGCTGAAAGAACGAAAACGAGGCCGTGAAAAGCCTAGTTCCACAATGTTTCATCCAACTTTAGCCAGTCAGAAGCACGGAGGCCTATCGTGGGGCCAATTTTCACCCGTGCGTCTGGCTGGCTTTTTTGTTCCATGAAATCACCTGCTTTTCAATTCTACCCCGCAGACTACACGAGTAGTCAGCGCGTGCGACTACTGACCCTCGAGGAGGAGGGCGCTTACATCAACCTGCTTTGCTCGTGTTGGCTGCACGGCTCGATTCCAGCCGACCCCGCGATGGCGGCGCGATTGGTCGGCAAGGGTTGTTCAGCCACCCTTGCAACCACCGTGCTCACCATGTTCACGCCGTCGAGCCAAGCCGGTCGCTTGGTTCACGAGAGGCTTGAGCGCGAACGTCTCAAGCAATCGGACTGGCGCGAGAAGTCGGCGTCAGGCGGGCGCAAGTCGGCTGAATTACGCAAGGGTGCTTCAACCACCGTTCAACCACCCTTGGCAAATGGTATCAACCAAAAGGCAACACTTCAGTCTTCAGTCTCTAGTCTTCAGTCTTCATCTACGTCTTCAGCTTTAGCACATACAGCGTCGGTTCCCGCCGCGGTGCTCGTTGAGAGTCCACCTGACGATTGTCCGTTCCCGCCGGAGACCGCGAAGAAGGTAAAGCGTAACCCATCCGGTGACCCGCTTGAGCTGCAAGGGATCTACTCGGCATATCCGCGCAAGGTTGCGCCAGCCGACGCTCTCAAGGCGATTGCCAAAGCGATCGCCAAAGGCAAGACACCTGCGCATCTGCTGGAGCGGACTAAGGCCTACGCCGCCGCAACTGCGCTTTGGGCCGAAGACGAGCTTCGGTTCATTCCCCATCCGGCAACTTGGTTCAACGGCGGGCGCTACGACGACGACCCGAAAACTTGGTTCAGCAAGGCCGCGCCTCAATCCGAATTCGCCGACGCCTTCGAGCCAGATTTCCAGCAGCATTTGCACCGCATCACAACCCAACAAAAATGACAACGAATACGAAAATCCACACGACCGGCAAAAAGCAAACTCCCGAGGGCGACATTCGCACGCGGCTCCGGGCTCACATGATGGCCGGGGGCGCGCCGAAGGAGTTCAGCGCAAACCAGGGCTGGCACCCAACGACCGCGGGGAAGATGCTCGAGGCGATGGGCATCTCCAAGGTTTATATCACGGACGAGGAGCACGCGCTCATCGTCAAGCTGCGGAAGGAGCGTGCCAAATGAACACACCCAAACTCCGCGCCCGCCGAATGTGGGCAAATGAATGTTATTTGATCGAGCCGCGTGCCGACGTTTTGACTGTCGCCAACCCGAGCGCGCGCTACGCGGTGCGCGTCGCGGTCATACCGCTGAACGATCCCGATGCGATGATCGCGCGGGCGTCCACCGTTGTCTCAAGCATCATTTGCACGGCAAACATTGGCGACATTTGCCGCGCCGTCCTCGTCTCGTCTGGCGTGCTGTCGAAGCCACGCAAAGGAGCCCGCAAATGAACACACCCACACCTCGGACTAACCGAGCATGGAATATTCTCGGCGACGACAATGCCGAAGCCGCGTGGTCCTTCGCCCGCACGCTGGAGCGCGAACTCGCCACCGAGCGGGCGCAGTTGAAAGAAATGGCCGCTGAACTCGCGCACTGCGCTGGATACATCGCAAGCGTGCGCACTGACAGGCAGATCACATGGCACGAGGAACTCTACGCGCTGCAAACGGTGGAATGGGCGGAGGGCGCGGTCGAAATTGCGGAAAAGGCAAACGCAGTCCTAGAGGCGCACGACGCGGCCATGAAGGAGGACCGCACATGAAAAACGAACTCCACTACCTGCGCCA